GAGTGAGACATGCCGCAGCTACAGGGTCTCACTCTCCTATTCGGCTCGCTCTATGGCGCGGGCGCGGCGATTGTCGCCGCGCCGACCGCCACTATCACTGTCGTCGCCAATGCGCCGACAATTCAGGCCACGACGGGCGCAACGGTCACTGTTCCTGTCGCCGCGATCAGCCTCGCGGCTGACGCACCCAGCCTCGCGGCGGGCAAGAGTGTCGCTATCCCCGCCGCGACTATCACGCTCGCATCGACCGCTCCGGTGGTCAGCGCGGGCAAGCGGATCGATGCTCCCGCCGCGACTATCACGCTCGCGGGCCTTGCGCCGACCATCCAGGCCGCGACGGGTTCGTCCATCGTCGTCCCGGCGGCTGTCATTGCTCTCTCAGCCAGCGCGCCGAGCCTCGCGGCGGGCAAGAGCGTTGCCGTTCCTGCCGCCGCGATCAGCCTCTCGGGCAGCGCTCCAGCAATCTCGGCGGGCAAACGCATCGTCGTTCCCGTCGCTGCCATCCTCATGGGCGGCGAGGTTCCGGCGATCAGGACCGGCAAGAGCGTCGTTGTTCCGGCAGCGACAATCACGCTCGCGGGCAGCGCTCCGTCGATCAGCGCGGGCAAGCGGGTCGCCGTTCCTGCCGCCGCGATCAGCCTCGCGGGCAACGCTCCAGCAATCTCGGCGGGCAAGCGCATCGTTGCCCCCGCCGCCACGATCACGCTGGCGGCGATTTCGCCGTCGCTGGCTGCGGGTAAGTCCGTCGCGGCACCCTCGGCCACCATCACGCTCTCTGCCGCGCCACCGACGATCCAGGCGGCGTCCGGCATCAGTATCGCGCCGCCGACCGCCACCATCCTCCTCGGTGGCGAAGCGCCGTCGATCAGCGCGGGCAAGTCCATCACCATTCCGCTCGCCTCGGCTCAGGTTCTCGCGGCGCTTGCGCCGCAGCTGGCGGCGGGCAAGTCCATCGCGGTCCCGGTCGCCACCATCACACTGACCGCCGCGTCTCCGACGCTCGCAGCGGGCAAGGCCATCGAGGTCGCCGCTGCCGCCATCGCCATCGGCGGCATCCCGCCGCGCATCCAGCTTATCGCGCCGCCCGGCACGCTACGGACGATCAGGGATGCCATCAGGACCGCCTGGGATGCCCGCTGGCCGCATGGAACGACCTACCGGGTACTCTGGCAGCAGAACGACAACGAGAGCGTCCCAGAGCCCGGCGAGGCGCGTGCGTGGGTGCATGTCGTGATCGACTTCGACGGCGAGGACATTCGCGCCTATGCCGGCGGTCGCGAGGCATCTGACCGCGAGTGGCGCGGAACGGTCGAGATCCGCGTGGTCGCGGAGACCGGCTATGGCGACGACGCCGCGCTCGACCTGCTCGATGACGCGGTCGGCGTCTACCGCTCGCGCCGCGAAGCGGGGCTATCCTTCCTTGAGGGCTCCACCGAGATCTTCGATAGCGCGACCGAGGACGGCGCGTGGTTCATTCGCGGCACGATGCTGCCCTGGACCTACGAGTACCGCGCATGAGCCTCCGCAGCACCATTCGCACCGAGATCAAGGCCGTCTGGGATGCGCGCTGGCCGCACGGCGAGACCTACCGCGTCATCTGGCACGAAAACGCGCATCCCGACACGCCGACACCGGGCGAGGTGCAGCACTGGCTGCATCTGCATACCGAGTTCAGCCGCGAGGAGATGCGCGCATTCGGCGGCGGCTCGCTCGCCAATGAGCGGCTCTGGTTCGGCGCGGTCGCGGTCCGCGTGTTCTCTGAGGTCGGCATCGGTGAAGACGTCACCCTCGATCTCCTCGACGCCGCCGTCGTGGCGCTCCGCGCGCGGCGCGCGGGCAATCTGACTTTTGTCGGACCTATCGTCGGCATCGCCGACACAACACGCTCGAACGGCGCGTGGTATAGTCGCGGCGCGTCGATCCCGTTTCAATATCGCTTCCAGGGCTAAGGAGACCCGATCATGCCGATCAGTGAGGGCGTGCAGTCACGCATCGTCTACAAGGCTTACAGCAGCGGGTCGATCACGGCCAACAGCGAGCCGGATACCGCGACCGACCCCGGCACGTCTGGCGGTCAGGTGCTGCGGCGGGTCTCGTCCAGCCTCAACCTGGTCAAGGATTCCTACCAGTCCGAGGAGATCCGTACCGATCGGCAGATCGCTGACTTCCGCCACGGGTTGCGGCGCGTCGAGGGTGCGGTCTCGGGCGAGCTTTCGCCGAGCACCTATTTCGAGCTTTTGGTCGCCGCGCATCGCGACGCGGCGGTCTCGTCGCTGTCACTGTCGAATACGCAGTTCACCTCGGTGACGAGCGACAATTCAGCCTCGACGTTCACGTTCACGGCGGGCGATCCGGTGACCTCGGGGTTGCGTGTCGGCGATATCATCCGCTTCGGCACGCTCGCCGCGACGGCGAACAACGACCGCAACTTCGTGATCCGTAGCTTCGGCGGCACCAGCAATCGCACCGTCACCGTCAGCCCTGCGCCGACCACCGACGCGGTGGCCGACACCACCTTCACGGTGACGCGCCCCGGCAAGACCACCATCGTCCCGGCCAGCGGCTTCACGGCGCGCAAGTTCGGCATCGAGGAGTATCGCGAGGACTTGGATCTGTCGCGTCTCTTCACGGAATGCCGCGTGTCTGGCTATTCGATGAGCCTTCCGGCCACCGGCCTCTCGACTGTGGAGATCCCGTTCATGGGGCGCAACGCGGTCTCGCTGTCCGGTGGCTCCGCGCCCTACTTCACCGCTCCCACCGCCGCGACGACGTCCTCGGCATGCGCCTCGGCCAATGGCCTTATCCTGTCGCCGGATGCGGGCTCGTCGCCGCTCGGCATCGTCACCGGCATCGATATCGCGCTTGATCTCGAGGCCGAGATGCAAGCGGTCATCAACCAAAACATCGCGCCCGAGATCTTCCTCGGCCGCGCGAACGTCACCGGCACGGTGTCGGCGTTCGTGGAAGATTTCGCGCTGTTCAACGCCTTCTTGAACGAGAGCGAGCTTCAGCTGATCGTGCGCGTGGACAGTGGCTCGGCGGCGAATGCCGATGCCATCTGCATCTACCTCCCGCGCGTCAAGCTCGGCGGCGCGGACATGCCGCTGTCCGGCGCGAATGGTCAGACGATCTCGCTGCCGTTCCAAGCGCTGCGCTACACCGGCAGCGCCGCCGGCAGAGACACGACCACGATCCGCATCCACGACACGGCGGCTTGAGCATGTCGCGTTTCTCTGGTCTCGGCGCGTCGGTGGACAAGCCGACGCGCTGCTATCTCTCGATCCCCGTCTCCGGTCGTCCGCCGCTGCTGTCGCGCGATGGCGACCCAGCATACATCGACTGCCTGTCGCTCGACAGCCGCGAGGCTGGCGCGCAGCGTCGCGCATCCGCTATCGCGCGCCTCGACCGCCGCGCGGCGAAGTTGACCGCCGATGACATCGAGGCCGAACAGGTCGGGATGCTGGTGGCGCTCATCACCGGCTGGCGGCTGTACTCGCTGGCCGGCGATCCGCTCGACGTCGAGTGCGACGAAGCGGCGAAGCGGGAACTGATGAGCGATCCGACGTTCGCGTGGGTCCGTCGCCAGGTCGAGGAGCACATCGGAGACCTGGGAAACTGGCTGAGCGCGACGGCGAGCTAATCGCTTTCGCGCGTCACCGTTTCGACCTGGATCTGCCGCGCAAGGGCGGTCGCAAGCGCGACCACCTGGAGAGTGTCGCGCGGCAGCTAGGACGCCGCCCTGCGGGACTCGACGGGCCACCACTGCCCGCGTGGGGCGAGCATATCTGGTCGGCGTGGCTGGATCTCCACCAGGGTCGCCGCGTCGGCTTCAACGGTGCCGAGCCGCTGTCCTGGGCTGATCTCGACGCATGGTCTCGGTTGACCGGCGCGGAGATGAGGCCTGACGAGGTGGCGCTTCTGATGCGGATAGATCGCGAGTTCTTCGCCGTGCGCGGCGAGATCGAGGGGAAGAAATGATCAACGCGCCGAAAGAATCGGTCCTCCGCGCTGGCCTCGACGCGAGCGAATACACGCGCGGCGCGCAGGAGATCGACAGGGCAAACACCGAGATCTCCGCGAGCAGCGGCC